GGAACGTCAGTGTATTGCATTAATATTAGTGGTTTGGAATTAGCTGGGTACGTACCTTCGTGCAACCACTCGTTGCCGGCATAGATACCATAACGACCATCGCTATAATATACATCATATACATCGATTCTATTTTCTAGTGGTACATTAGATCCTTGTGTTTGTGGACCATCAATTTGGTAGGTAGAGTCGACCATGTCCGAAATTGCTTTCTTCTTTTTAGGAAATGCAGCTTCAAGATCTGACCTAGGAACGATTGTCCTAACTGCAACCCATCTAGAATCTTCTGCAGAACGAACACCAGGCTCATAATAAATGTTATAAGGGGCAACTACTTCCACTCTTACTGTGTCAGTACTGGGATCATAAACAGTGTGAAGACCGGCATTGCCACATGATATCAGCCACTTCATAGCGCTATGAATAGTGCCTTTCATATTGTTCTGATGCCAGAAGTATTTAATTGCTTCTTCTGAGGACTTAGCTTTTATAACGTCTTCGGTGGAAGGAGAGGCAGGTAGGACTGAGATTGAGGGATACTCAACTGATAGTTTAGAAGTGATGTGTCTATAAATGTTTATAAGAAGATTGATTACATACTTGGTGGGACGTCCTTGAGTGGTAGTGGTTGCATACTGTTGTAGGGTTCGATCGTATGAAACATACTGTTGTCCTTCAAGATAGAGTAAGCATAAATCCCATAAGCGAGTCACAGCTACCTTCTCTTGTTGTGACTTGGATATTTGTTTTGCGAATGTATTAGGAAATTTAGAAGCCATTATTCATCACTTCCATATCTAGAACGGGATGCAAACTTATCGGAAACCTCTCTTCCACTTGAGGATCCCAAGTACTTGGGATTAAACCTTTTACCAAATTCTAGTTGCTGCAGGAATTCTTCCTTGCGATCGTCAGGTAATCTTTCATAGATTTCTCTTGCTCTTGGATCCATTTGTTGCAGCGCTGTAGCTGCTACCTCTGTTTCAGGTGTATCTGCTGTGGCGCCAGCAATTTGTGATGCTCCACTAGCAACACCGCTTACAACCTTTTCTGGATCTCCTGTAGCCACACCTTTAGCGACACCTCCTACAGCAGAGCCGGCTTGATAACCAGCCATGGCACCTTGTGCCGGTGCACCCACTGATGCTCCTATGACGCCACCTATTACGGTACCGGCGCCCTTAGCTCCGTAATCTAGAAGTGTACCTAGATCTTGACCCGCTTTAGCTTGAGTTTCGGCTAGCATTTTATTAGCAGCTTCTTTGCGCGCCTTTACAACATCCTCGTATCTACTGCGTTGCTTTGATGATTCGAATCCTTTTAGTGCCATGCGTCAATACTCCCTATGTCTGTTACGCTTTCAACAGAATTTAACTTCTGAAGTTCTTCATCTAACTTGAGAGAACGATGCATCTTCCTAATAAAAAACCAAGCAATTACATTCACTTGAATTCCAAATAGAACTATTAGAAATATAAAAATTGGTGTTAGATTCTCCACATCCTCTCCTTAATAAAATAAGGGGCAGGACAGTTAGGAAAAACCATCCTGCCCCTTACTAGCTTAGTCTATCTAGCCTAAGGCTTATGCAGCACCTGGGTAGTTGAGTCCAACTAGCATGCCATTAGCATTTGGTCGGACACAAACTGTGTCGTAGTACCAACGATAGAAGCCACTCCACTCATCAGTGTTTGAAGAACGACTAAGTACCGCACCATCTAGATCAGCGAAGCCTCCACCCTCAAGTTCGCAAAGCTTCCAAGTATCAGTCTTTAGTGCAATAACAGCACCCTTAGGAGCATGCCGCGACACTCGCATTGCGATGTTGTTGTAAGACAAGGAAGAGAAACCTCCGTCTGCCTTACCAACATTGCTAACTTCCTTGGTAAGATTACCGCCAGAAGTGCCTAGAAGAATCTGAGCATACTCCTGTCGGAAACTAGGATGCACCAAGAATAGATTAGGAACACTATCAGAGGCAATTGAAATCTCATCAAGAAGCCTCTGTAGCTCACCAAGGCTAACATCAGCCCTTGGATCTCCACCACCATCAGCACTCTGTACACAGTGAACAACAGACTGTAGAGCCTCATCATCACCACCAGCATCAGATCGATCAACTCCAAAGTGTGAAACACTAGAGAGGTTTCCGAAGATACCAGTAGGCTCAGCAGCCAAGGCAGTAATACCAGCACTTGCCTGACCACCATCCTCAACCATCACACAAGCAAGAGCGACACCTTCTGGAACAAGACTGGTATTTAATGCATTCTCTAGATCGACCTTACCAGTTGTAAGCATGCCATCAGTAATGTTTCCTACTAGGATATCATCACCGATTACCGCATAGGTGTCCATCTGGACAACATCAAAAGCCAACTCGTTACCTTCAGCCTGTAGAGTATCCTGCGTTGCCTGAGCCTTAGCGATATCACCAGTAAAGTCCCATGCAACACCAATCCCTGCATCCTTTTTCTCATTCAAGAAGCCGACAACATCGCCACCTGAGAAACAGGTTCTATTAGCAGAGTTACGAACATCATCAACCAACTTATTCATTTCGGCATCAACATAACCGATGAATGAATTCTTACCACCAGATTTGGCAGCAGAAATGGCAGGACCAGTAATCTGGAACTTACCATATAGGAACTTAGCAGTGACAGTCAGATTTGCAAAAGACTGTCGAGTAGCAGTAGGTAGCGTACCACCTTCTGTAGTGTAGTCAACACCTGTGTTCCTTCCAACGTGAACTGGAATAATTACTTGCTTACCGTTCCAGTCAACGGTAGCTTTTTCAAACAGATCGAGGGCAAGTACCTCATTATTTAGTTGTTCCTGCAGGGGTCCAAGATAAAAATCTTTTAGGATAGCCCCGAGGGATTCAATATCAGCAGTAGCCATGATTTATATCCTCCTTAGAATTCCATGTCTTTTAGAAAGGACAATGCAGCCTGTTTGGCATCCTTCATTGTCCTAGGTTTAGTATCGGCTCCTGTACTACCAGGGGCACGATCATCTGAAGAAACACCCTTGACTCTCGGGGGAGCAGAATTCTTTGTCTTCTGTTCCTTTGAGTGCCTAGCGATTGCACCTTCTTCAATTGACGCGATAAATGTATTATACCTTTCCGCTACATCCATCACGCTAACGTTAGGATCTTGCACAACAGCATGAAGAAGAACCTGCTCATTAACAGCAGGGTACTTATCAATTGCGCTTACAAGTTCCTTTTGCAATTCATTCTGTGCCTTAGCAACTTCGAATTGATGAATCCGACTTTCCAAAGCACCGTATCTCTCATCAGTAACAGTTTCCACTGTACTATGAGAAACAGAATCACTATCATTCATGTAATCATCTAGCCAAGAACTCTTGACCTCAGGTTCAGAATGATCTACAGACCCAGCAACAGGTTGCTGCAAAGAAGCGTATTGCGTCTTCATTGCTTCTAGTTGAGATTTGAGAGTATCGTTCTCACTCCGCAGTGTATTCCTAGTCTCAACTACACTCTTAAATCTGCCATATGGAATCGCATGACCAGACTCGTCCTGTGTTTCTGTCTCTGTTGAAGAAGAACCCTCGCGGGTTCCTTCAATCGTTGTAGGTTCCTCTACATGAGTAGATTCCTCTGCAACTGTTTCTACCTCCGAGTCGGGAGAAGTATTAGAATCAGCATTTAGTGCTAATTCCAAATTGCTTAACGACTCTTTATCTAATAGGCTCATAAATTCCTCCAGTATTAACGTGGCTGCCACGATGACAAAGCCCTTTTTGTCATATTAAATATACCTCAAAACTGAATAATCAACCTTTCCACCCTTTGCCTTGCGCGGTCATGGTTTTATATCTAGAGACTAACCCCTTAGGACAGTTGTATTCCTCGGCTAATTTAACTATGCCACCCGGGACGTCGTACTCTTCCCACCATACTTTCTCTTTGATTTCTTCAATCTCTCTAAAAGTAAGTTGTGAGCTACCCTTCCTACGAGGTTTCATGTTTGCTACTTTCTCATTCAGTTCTTCCCAGTTGACTTTACTCATTTCATTTGTTCTCCCAAGGAGCTAGCTGATGCTGATTCCCACTCATCATCATTCCACTCCTGTTGATTAGAATATAGTTTACCAGTATTCAGTTCGAATTTTAATTTCTCTGCAAGCGACCCGGGTCGTTTACCCAGTGTCTTTTCTGCAATATAATAATCTGCTTGGTCTAGACCCATCAAAGCTAGTGAGGCAGCGAATACAAGGTCATCATGTTGTCCTGTAGCTGCTTCTGGTCGACCATTGTTGTTATATACAAAAGAATTAATTTCATACTTAAGTCTCTGACAGACAGGAGCAAGCGACATCTTATTAATGTTCTCCTGAATTCTAGACAACATTAGCGGTCTAGTTTGAGCAGAGGTGTTGAAGCCTAGTTTCTCAATATAACGATCACCAGCTTTATCATACGTCACCCTTCTAAATAGATGCGGATAGTTAGCCATTTGGAACTTCTCAATGACTGCCACACCGTGATTGTTAGACTCTATAACAACCAAGGCGTTATACCTATTGGATAGGTCTAGGATGTCTTGTGCGAACACTGAGATAGGTTTATGGGCATAATATGTAGCCACCACCTCCATGGCTAAATGGTTGGTAACATCGATAACACAAGCTGCAGAGTAGTCGCCATCAGGTGAGCCTCCCGCAGTATCAACACCAATAATATAAGAACGATATTCTCTGGGAGGGTTGTACTCAATTAAACCTTCCTGACTGATTAACAATGCCTCAGGATAGGTATGCCTAAAGAACTTAGTACCAGTTGTAATAAAGGCTAGTGCAGCAGAAGCAGGATACTCTTGATGAAAGATGTTAAGATCACCAGCACACTTGGTATCAATGGTTTGTCTAACCCAAGCAATCTGTCTCTCAGAGAGGTTATACTCAGACTGATAATCAGACTCCCATCCTGTCTTGTTAGGTAAGGGAAGCTTCGTCTTATAGTTACGATCCTTAAACCATGGAATAAAGAATTTACTAAAGCCACTGTCTTCCATCCACAATTGATAACCTTCGTTAAGACCATTGGCTGTAGTTTCAATAATGATCTCTGCATTGTCAGTTGCTGTCTGGAAGATAGCAGCAATTGATTCTTTAAGATTGGTATAGAAGCAAAGCTCCGATACATGGATTGCATGGAAGGTCGACCCACGAAAATGTGAGGATGATGCTGACGATACCTTAAGAGTACCACCATGAAAGAACTTAAGTTCATTGGTGGAAGACGCGTCGTACTTGAACTGCAAGAACGAAGGCAGGTTCGAATAGAACCTCCGATATATCTCGAAGATATTTTTTACAGCAGGATGAGTATGTGCGACAACAGCGCACTTAAAGTTGGGGGTGAATAGAACCCTCCAGAATAACCTAGCAGCAATTGCGGTTGACATGCCCAACTGCCTAGCCTTAAGAGTATAGATCCAAGGGTTCGCGTTAAGTTGTTTATAAAACTGTTTCTGTGCAGTGTTAGGTTTGAAGGGTACGAGCTTACCCTTCTTATTGGTTATCTTAAGATATTGACAGAAGTGGTCAAAGTCCTCTTGGCACTTCTTAACTTCTGTTAAAGCTTTCTTAGATTGTTTAGCCACACTTAGATATCATATCCAGTTATAATAATCTTGCAGATACCAGCAGTATATGTCCCATTATTTGTATCAGCATTGCAAAAATACAGATAACGATAACCGTCTAGAAGCATATTAATAGGAGCAGATACACCAACACCACTCAAGATCGTACCTGCAGTTGTATAGATCAGTCCAGCATCAGTAGTTTGAGCGCTCATCCCTGGTAGGTTTGATATATCTACATAACCACTAGCTCTAAGACCTTCATCATATGTTTTAGTGCCATCAGTCTGAGCAACTAGAGCCATCTTAATGGTTGTGGTACTGATCATCGGAGCTTCTGTCCAGACCAACTTGACGTCAAAGACACTACCATAAGTGCTGTCTTGAAAATCAGCAACATAAGCAGCAGTACTGTTATCATAAGCAACACAATCATACTGTGTACCTGAGGATTCAACTGAGCCATTACCAATATCAACTGTCAAGACAGTCGTCAATTCAGTTAGTCCACCGATTGTACGCTTAGATTGTACCTTGCTAGTAACAGCACCAGAGATTCCTGCAGGAATTGTTGGAGCAACAGTATTAGCATAAAACTCAGTTGCAATTGCAGGTTTAAGAACCAGACTGCCTTTTCCAACCTCTAGCTGGGCGTCGGTCTGGTCGTGGTGGAGGCTTAGCCATTGAGTCTCGTCGGTGTCCGGGTCCTCGGCGCTGTGGATGTAGAGAGTCGGGTTGGTCTGAACA